AATGGGAGGTGGTGATATTGGGGATGGTAAAATGGGAGGTGGTGATATTGGGGATGGTAAAATGGGAGGTGGTGATATTGGGGATGGTAAAATGGGAGGTGGTAATTCAGGTGGTGGTAAACTAGGTGGATGTATAACCGTTGGTAATCCGGGTGGATGTACATCCGATGGTAAACCAGGTGGTGGTAATCCAGGTGGTGGAAGCAGTGGAGAAAATAACGACGGAGGCAATACCGGTGATGGATGTAATGACAGAGGTGGTAGTGGCGGGTGCAATAACGGTGATGGAGGTAGTGACATAGGTAATAGTAGTGGTGGAGGCAATAATGGTGATGAATGTAGTGACACAGGTGGAATTAGTGGTGGAGGAAATAATGGTGATGGATGTAGTGGCGGGGGCAATAACGGTGATGGATGTAGCGACAGAGGTGGTAGTAGTGGTGGGGGCAGTGACGGCGGTTGTGATAATGTATTGTTATTGAATCTCAAAAATGACGTGTTTGATCTGGTTCCACAATCTCCACAATCAGTTCCGAATGAACATTCGGATGTTAATGATTGTTCTCCTCCGTCATCACAAATAGAATTGAAAATATATAATTTTTTCCCGTCGCATGTGTTTGAACACTGACAATTTGCATTTTCAATTACTACGATTACAAAAATATAGTATATAAAGTTAAATTTAATGTTCATTTGTTAATGCGTTTTAAAAAATATTAATTTATTGTACTTACTATAAAAATATAGAAATGAATGGAATGGTACAAAAAATTGTATTACAGGGAGTTTTACTGGGAAGTGTGAGTTTAGGATCATACATTACCCAAAAAATTTTCGTTACTAAAAACCATAAGTTTATAGAAGAAACGCTTATGTTGAAACAACATAAAGACCTTTGTGAAATTTTAACAAAAATATCATTGTTGGGAAGCGACGAAATATTTAAATACATTGTACAAAATTTGGATGAAACATTAGTAAACTATAGTTTAAAGAAATGTTCTGTGTGGTCAGCAAACAGATCTTTTCAAAAGTTTTTGAACCTCTCACTAGTAATGAAAAAAAATGCTTCTTTATCTAGAGATGTCGAACTAATAACACATGCTATTGATTTCGAAAAAGAATATTATAATCAGTTTTCACAACAGTTGGACATCATACTACACAATATTTTATTAGATAGTTATTAAACAAACATGCGAGTAAAATATAAGGTAGTTCCACAACCCGAAGATGGAAATTGTTTTTTTCATGCTATATGTTTTCTTTTACAAAGATACAAAATTATGGATGTCAATCATCAAAAGTTACGGAGTTTATTGTCTTCGTATTATCATAAAATAAACAAAATAAAAAAGTCTATAGCAATTTCAAAAGATGGAGAATGGGCAGATGATGAAGATGTATGTGCAACAAGTCACATTACAGGAGTCAACATAAAAGTTTGGGAAGGTCATAACAAAAGATGGGTTACATTCGGAAACTACAAATCTAAAATATATTTAATAAATAAAAATAACTGTCACTTCGATTCTCTTATAAGACTTAATGAATGAAATAGTAATTGGAAATTTGATAGGTGAAGGAGAATTCGGAAAAGTTTACAATTGTCTTTATAAAGAAAACAATGCTGTTTTGAAACTGTTCAAATGTACATTTCAATATAGTCACAAATTTGTTTTTAATGAAATAAATATAATAAAAAGTTTAAATCATGAAAATATAATAAAGTATATGTATCACACAGAAAGTGAAAAGGAGTTTCAATTGATAATGGAATTTGGAGGCGATGACTTGCTAACGTTGTTGAATGAACGTAACTTTATAGAAGAAGAAACTCATAAAATTGTTTTTGATGTTATTGAAGCTATTAATTATATTCACTACTCGGGAATTTGTCACAGAGATATAAAACTAGAAAATGTAGTTTTCAATGGCCACATTTGTAAACTTATAGACTTTGGAAATGCACACCGTTATACAAATAACAATACACATCCAAGAACTCTTAAAAATAAATGCGGGAGTAAAAATTACATATGTCCTGAAATTTCAAATAAAGAAATTTATGATGGTTACGCGGCTGATATGTGGTCATTTGGTATTTTTACATTATTGTTATATTACAAGTTTTACACTTTTGAGAGTTCTTCGATGGATAATTCAAAGTTTATGATTTTTATGAAAAGAAACTGTACTGTAACAGATTTCATGAAAAAAACTTACAATATTAATATAGAAGTTCCTAGATATATAAATATAATACTGGATAATACTTTACAGTATTACAACTTTAGAATTACAATTTATGAATTAAAATTTTTTGTTAAAAGTTTTGATAGTACTTCAAATAAAGTTGATGTTTTATAAAAAAAAAGTTACATATTCGACTCTGTTAAATACAATTCCTTTGGCCTTGCCTATTGCAATGACTACAGATGAAGTTAATACGATCAATATTTCTTATTCAACTTCTCCAAATGTAATTGTTGATTCAAATTTTATTATAGAACATGTGTTATTGCCTTGTTATAAACTAAAAAATAAAAAAATGAACTATTATGTTAGTAACTATTGTGGTTTTAATGAAAATACAATTGTATTAGGATCTCTTATTATTCCATTATGTATTCACCAGCTACTATAAAAGTTTTCAGTTTTTTTTTAAGATTGTTATATATTCATTCGATGTATTTGCTTCGATGTAACTTTTTAAAAGTGTAGGGTGTGACCATGACATGTCACTTGTTTTTTTTCTGGGTTCAAACACTATTTGATCATCTTTTATTTTTATTATTACATCTTTTCTTTTAGGTTTTCCATTTTTCAGGTACCATTTGATCCCATGCACTCCGTTTGGTCTTCCTTTGTTTTCATCGTATAAAAAGGGAACTTCCATTTCTCCATATAATAATACTATGGGAATTGGACTCACATATTCAGATGCGACTTCACATTTATACTCTTCTATATCATAAGGTCTTCCTGGTTTTATTTCAACAAGACATTTTTTATCTTCATTGAGTGGCCACAACATAAAATCTATCCTCCACCATTCAGAATTTATAGAAGGAATTGGTGGAGGTTGTTGAACAAATGGTATTCCCAGTAATGTAAAAAATTTTGCATACTTTGCTTCCAACTTAGATTCGTATATCCAGTTGTCAAACATTGTCCAATTACTTTTTAGTATTATCTCACCTGGGTAAATTGGGTATTCGTAGTCCTTGTACCTTTCTTTGACTTCTTTACTTATATCAAATATATATCTTCCATTACTATCTATTTTTTTAGCAAGACCCCAACCCATGTCAATGTATCCATCTTCTGTGTAAAAGCATATTCTTGTAGGGTACTTTTCATTAATACTTTTACAAAAACATGCTCTATGTGCTAAGTTTTTGTCTCCTATTACATGTAACAATTCTTCATTTATAAAGTTGAAACATTCTCCAAATAGTTTACATTTAACGGCAATACAATAATTTCCGTTACAGAGAATACCGGGTTTGAAATTTTTGTTGAATAATAAAAAACTTTTTCTGCATTTTTGTATCAACATAAATTTTGTTTTCTAATTAATAAAATAAGAATTTAAATTTAACTTTACATTTATATATTATGGTAAATGTTCTTCTTATATTTAGTACTTTTTTATTATTTAAATACATATCTCAAACATTCTCATATTTTCATCACTACAATACACCATTAACAATGATAAAAGATTCACCCATTCACGGGAAGGGTGTATTTGCGACTAGAAGTTTTCGAAAAGGTGTAACAATTTCAACTGCTCATTACTTAATTGTCAAAGGCAATGATAGTCTTTACAGATATGTAACAGGATGTTTGAAAATGTTTAATTGTAAAGATAATGAATATTTACTTATTCTAGGAGATTATGTCAAAATGAATCATCGTGTTTCTGATGTGAATGTACAGTGGGTATATAAGAGTAATGTCGATACCTATGTTTGTATAACCACTAGAGCCATCCGCAGTGGTGAAGAACTTGTTCACAATTATGGAAGTGATTACTGGGAATATTTAAACGAAATTCCTAAGACATAATGTCTATTAAAACACCTACAACGTTTACATTATTATTAGTAAACCTTATAGTTTTTTTAAGAGAAGATGACCAACAAGATAAAGCATTTTCTGCAGAAATATAAAATATTGTAGGTGTTTGAGTACATATTTTTTTCAATCGTTCATTACGTTTTTCCAACATTTTATACCACTTTTCATCATTACATTTTTTATATGTATTCTCGTCAAAAATACAATTCCCGCCATCTAAACACTCATACTCTCCACTTGTTGTTCTCCATAAAATTCTTTTTCCACACAAAGACTGCCAAAACTCGGCATTTTCTATTGGAGTTTTTTGTGGTATGATTTCATATTTTATTTTAATTTTATGAGACACACTGTCATCTTCAATTTCAGTTATTTTTTCCACAAAACTTTTTATATGTTTTGATCCTACAAGTTCGTCCGCATATTGGTTGATGGTTATTATATTTGATGTTTTTACATTATCAAAATAATTGGAGTTTATTAAGTCTAAGAAACAACTTTGTAGTTGAACAGGCATACTTAGACAATCATTCATTATTTGTTCTTGTGAACAAGAAGACATTTTTTCATATTTTATATGCATCCAATTCCCTATAGCATTTAAATTTGTAGGTTCATACACATCTGCCATAAATTCAATAATACTAGTTAATAAATTCTCACCCAACATATTTAAATAAGGGGATACTTTAGCACACATTAAAAAGTACAAAACTCTTCGTTTGAATGATGAGTTAAACAAAATATGATTTTCGGGGCTCCAATTTAGAACAACAGAGTTGTATATGCTTGGGAAAAAGTTTTTTGCTAATGAAAGATTATGTATGTACATTTCATAATTTGATTCTGGTGTATGTAAATCTTCTATGTCAGCACTAATAGATAGATTTTGTATTATGGAAGTTTTCAAGTGTGCTGCACTTTTTTGTATTCTTAAAAAATCTACATTGTAAGTATCATGTATAATATTTTTATGTTTTGCCAATGCTAGTTGTAGTCCAGTATTTCCTTTTGTTTGTGAAGACCATATACTTTCCTCTTTCAAACCGGGTATTTCGTAAGCATTTCTATCTGCTTTTACAATTGCACCCATACTTTTAAGTTTTTTAACAATACCTAAAATCATTCTTTTTTCAGAGGGTATTTGTGAAACTATAAAAACATAACTTGGTATACTTTGAGCATTGGAGCGATATATTCTACCCATTTGTTGCAAAAAGTCTTCACCACTCCAAGGTATTTCCAAAATTATATGAACTCTTGGATTGTGACCAGTTGAGTCATGTAACGAAAGACCCATTCCACCAGCTTTGCTTAGAATTGCTATCCTTTTAGTGTTATTTTTGAAACTTTCTATGTCATTTCTGGGAACACGTTCAAATTTATTTTTTAAACCAGTTGGTCTCATTTTTCTTCCAGTTATTTCGGAAACATTATTAGAACCAAAATGATGTAATATTAAGTCAATTGCTTCAAGATTAAATTCTAAATCTACACCATATTTGTCAGATACTTCTTGTAAATATGTAATATAAGAACCATTTTCTTTTGATCTTTTCAAAGATGCTTCACCAGTGTTTGAAACAGAAATAACAATTGAACTTCCCTTTTCCAAATACTCTTCTACTATCTTTATAGTTTCTTTAACTTTAAGATATGTTATTAATCTTAAAAATAAGTGTTGTCTTATTTTCCCAGATTCGTGAAAAAGTTCCTTTGCAAACTTATCGTAAACATCCAATGATTTTTTTTCAATTACAATATTTTGCACTGTAAAGTTTACATTCTTAGTATCTAATTGTCTACAAACATATTGTCCGTTTCTACATAAATGAAGTGATATAAGTTCTAGTAAAGCAGAAGAGTCTGTTCTTGAAGATTGATATAACTGTTCCCATGACGCAAATGGCGAATCTACTTCTCCCCACAGTTTTAACTTTTCTAGATATGGCAAGTGTCTTATAGAACTAGCAATTGTAGCGGATGAATAACATATCTTAGAAGATTTTGCCAATAAAACATCAACTATTTTTTTGGTCTTGGAACAATTTCTCAATTGATGACATTCATCCAATATTATAAACGTATCACGTTTGGATACAAACTCTTTTAGTTCTTTCAACTTGTATTTCACAGAAGTATAACTTGAAAATTTAACATTTTCAAAATTTTTATTGTTGGATACAATATCAAGTTCCGTTTGTGCACTTTTTTCAAGTTTCATTGATGATGATATCCACAACGTGTTTTGGTCAAGTTCGTTTACAACTGCTGCTAAAACTCTACCTTTTCCGACTCCGGTTCCATCTCCCAACAAAAATGGTTTTTTTTTCATAATACAACTAATTATTTTAGACACAGTTTCAACTTGAAAAGTAGATAAATTGTTACCATAGTCATTTTTTAAAGTATATGATATGTCAGGAGACTTTACACAACTAATACTAAGTGTTTGACATATTTTTATTGGATGTTCCAATATATTATCATGTTTATATTCTGGTTTCCAATCCACTAAATTTTGTTGAGACATTTTTATTTATGTTTAATTTAAAAAAAAATTAAATGTGAACGATTTTAAAAATTAAATGTAAAATTCTTATGTTTACAAATGTCCTATTATACCACATGCCACTCGTTTTCCAACATTTCCGGTAATTAACGATTCTTCATTGGTTTCTTTTCCTAAATCGTCTTCATTTTCATGTATTACGAATGTCCGACCTATTATTTCTTCTAATGTTACATCTGCAATTACTTCGGTCTCACAATGTAAATTGACATCCGAAAAAATGTTTCCAAAATCACCCTTGTGACGATTAGTTCCATTACAATCTCCATGTGTTTTATTTGTAGGATTGTAGTGATTACATGTACTTTTACATCCATCGGATACGTTTGCAGATGTGTGTACATGTAACCCATGCTTTCCGTTAGTTAAACCATGTATGTCACACTTAACATATGTTTGGGAGCCTCTTGATTCCAAGTGTATTATGCCTTTTATATTTTGTGAATTTTCTAAAATAACACACACTCCTTTTTTTACAACTTTATTACTTTTATTGTACAGAATCCAAAAAGGGACTATAAATCCTAATCCTGCGATAATGTATTCTTCCATTTTCTAACATTTTTATTTTAATCCTTAAACTATTACGATCTTTTTATTTTATTATCTTTTAGATAACGTACTTGTATCAATTTCTTTATAGTTGATGGACCTTAGTTTTTCTAGCAACAACCTATCAAGATTATTTACTCTATATGAAGTTTCTAATTCTTCGTCAGAACATTTGTATTGTTGAGGATTCTTGTTTAATATATAAGGCGCATGACTTATTATATTAATACAACCATTTTGTATTTTTTCAAAAACATCCATCATTGTTTGATAGGTAGGGTTACATGTTTCGTCATATAACTGACATCCAGATAAAATTCTCACCATTGCATTATGTGTAGACTCATCATTCGAAAACTCTTCAAATGTTTTGGGATATGATAAAGGTATCCATCCTTTAAAAGCGTTTTCATATTTAAAATAATATTTCGCAATATTCCATTCTGAACAATATCTTGATGTTTCATTTCGTAACATTGCATAAATTGGACATTTTGTTGGAATATCTGCATCCGATTCAGACCATACTGCTTCGAAACGATCATCGTAATTTCTAGAAAAACTTCCTGTTCTAGGTATGTGTAAAAAAACTCCTTGTATCATTCTTTGTAGTCTTTTTTATTTTTAGTTTTGTTACTTAAACATGACTTTTAAAAATATTGTAATAACGAATGACTTTAATAGTGAATGACTTCTACTAAATTAGGTGCAAACTTCTGAACAAGTTTAGCAACAACTCTAGACCGGTGTCTTCCATATCTACAGAATATTGTTAAATTTTTCTTGCAAATGATGGCGTTTTTTCCTTTTGCAACTAAATATTGCAATTGATCACAACTTTTTGTACGAATGATCTCAGTTGCCTTTTCAATCGATTCTTTGTACTTTAGGTTTTTGACTGAAGAATATGGATTATACAATTTGTCCGCATACAGTATCACACTATTTTTTAAAATTGGAGGTTTCTTGCATGACTTGTGAAGACCACCTGTTTGAATTATAGTTTTGATGGTCATCGTCGTCTCTCCTCTCTCACAAAATTTTGTATTGTAAGGACTCTAAGACTCTAAGACTCTACAACGTTTTCTTTACACTCTGGAACGTTCGATTAATTTTAAACACTATTTGATTATTTTCAAAGCAATAATTTTTAAACTTTAAGCATACGCAATCAGTTTATGAAACAAATCACTATTTTAGCTAATGTTAAATTCTGTCATATTTCTAGATATAGATGGTGTATTGTGTATAAATGGAAAATTTCAGGCATCATCATTTTCTTATTTAGAAAAAGTGGTGAAAAAATCAAATTCTAAAGTTGTCTTGTCAAGCAACTGGAGAAACGACTCGTACCATAAAAAAAAAATAGAATTAGAACTTAAAAAGTATAATATAGAGATTTATGATGTTACACCAAATTTTTGTGATAAAAGACCCTTGGAAATACTTTTTTGGTGTTTTATAAATAATCCACGAAGGTACATTATAATAGATGACAGAAATTTGTCTCGAGAATTTATTCAGCTAAAAATAAGTGGTAGAAATACTTTTAATAGTGTGTACAGTAAAATATACAACATAAATAACTTACTAATTCAAGATGTAAGCCTAATAACAAAACACATGTTGCGAACAGATGTTAAAACTGGGTTGAATGAAATTCATAACATTTATATAAAAAAAATACTCAAATTTCAGTGAAATTTTGATATGTGTGATGTGTTTTAACATATTTATTGGAAAATTTAGTGTTTGTATACTCCATGTCGAATAAAATTTTCCCAAGTAAATCATCGGGTCTTTTTTTTTTCAATACCTTTTCCGCGCATTCATAATATAGTTTGTCATTTTTAATATTTTGTAAACGTGTTAAATTTTCAATGTTGTCTCTATTTGTTTGATAAATTTCACTTTCCATTATTGGTATTTTTTTTCGAGTACCGAGTTGACTATTCTTATCATGTTTACGATTTAGAAAACGATTCATCGTGAATACTAAACTGAGTCGAATGAATGTGACGAAGAGTAAAAGAGTACACCACACCTTTCCACTTCCAAGAACTCCACGACAATGACCACCTTCACTGACTCAATCAAAGCGTTTGAAGTCACTCCTCAAAAGGTCCTTATATCTGACAGTAACCGACAGATTCTGGTGGATTGGATGATTGAGATTACTTCTGGACCTTCAACTTTCGATGATACCGTTCATTACGCAGTATCTTATATGGACAGATATCTTGCAAAGAAAGTATCGCCCACTCTACAAAAGTTGGCCGCAACTTGTGTCTTCATTGCATCCAAGTTTAACGAGATATACCCTTTTTCGATTGAAGAAGTACTATATTTTACTTCAAAAGTCGATTTCACAAAAAAAGAACTACTGGATATGGAAGCAGATATTCTTACAGTTCTAAATTTTGAACTGGCCAAACCAAACATAAAAACATTTATCCTGAACTCGTCTCCTGCAATCAACATAATTGCAGACAAGGCACTTATGATGACGCCTTTAAAAAAGGCTTCTGAAGTTGCAAGTGACATACTCGAAAATAACTTTGAAGTTGACATCCCACTCAAGTTTACTGCAATTAATGAGAAGCATAAGCAGTCGAAAAAACGAAAGTTGATGGAATAGAAACTGTAGTGTACAAGTACAGATGGTATAGTTTATAACAGTAGTAGAGTGTCTAAATAAAAAAAATATAAAGTTGTTCGTGTACAAAAATATTAAATTATAGTGTTTCTTATACTACAATTTAATATACTGCAGTAAATAAATTCAACTTATCCAGTCACGAACGCACAAGAGTCACGAAACATGCAAAAAGAGGATTCGATCGACACTGACATTGTAGTTAATGATACTATTGATAAAGACTTTTTCAACGTATGGATTCTTTTAGATCCTAAAACTCTACATGATCCAGATCCCAATAAGACGCATACCGATAAATATGATACTCCTACAAAAAATACAGTAGAAAAAAATTGTTGTTTACTTTAAATGGAGTTGGATGAATCAAATAATCCATCATCTGAATGTTACGATTCTCAATATATTATTCAAAAAATTACCAAAAATGGAATGAACAGTGATAAAGATTGGAATGGAAAGACAATGTTACAAAAACTCTTGTACATGAAAGAATTATGTTCAAACTGCGAGAATGGACACTGTATTGAACCATGTGTAAACTCTTCAGATAAGTTAGGAAAATGTAAACTAAATAAGTTATTAGAAAAACTTTTGAAGCATCATCAATTTCAAGTGTTGGAATTGGAACAAAGCGTTAGAGTGAGAAATCTATTCGAATCCTTTTCTGAAAAAGAAAAAAACTACAAACCTTTTTTGAAAATAGATTATTTACATGAAAATATACCACTTTTTCAAAATGAGAATATACGCGAAAAATTTGACATTGTTTTAGACGAACAAAAGTTACTCGAAAAGGCTAATAGAATATACTATGAGTTGGAGATATTCCAAGTAGGAAATGGTAACAGTAATGTTTTAGAAATGTCTGATCAAGGTAATACTATTACTATAAACAACTATTTGAATACCCAAAGAAATATAGAGTTTAAAATACCTAAAGTTGATTATACTACTGATTCTCGTGCGATAAAGTGTAGTAGCAACTATAGTAATGATTATATTGTTGTGATTACACTAGATCATAAAAAAGAGTATTCAGAATATGTCAAATCTTTAAGAAAAAAAGATCCCAGTCGTGGAGTATATGAACTATGGGATCTTGCTACAGAAAATATCAAAAGTAGAAAAGATGTATTTGGATTAGGAAGGTTTCCCAATACTATGTATTTGAAATATATTGTAATGTATAGCCCTGAGTTTAAATACTTTGATGATTAAATTAAATTTACGTTACAAGTAGTAAAGTTTAGACATATTGAAGCCTCTTATTGCATGACATCCAAACTCATACCACGTTTTTGGATTCCCACCTTCCATTAAAGGTTTTCCTGTAGGATACTTGCAAGTTTTTATATAACTTTTCCACAAAGTTTTATTTTGGGGGTAAAACCTATATTTAAACTCTTTATGGGAAGGATCAAACATAAACAAAAAAGGTGGGAAAAATGTTTTGTTCATTCCACTAGTTTCTTTTTTTGCAATTTCCCAAGATTCTTTATTAATTCCTTTCATGTAATGTAAAACCACAGTTTCAGACCCAGGACGTACCCAACCCAAACCTCCTCCAGTTTTAGCATTGTGATGATTTTTTGTCCATGTCATATGAGCAATTGTTATTTTTCGGAAAACACATTTTTCAATCATATTGCCAATTATCCCATCACACGTATACTTTGTAACCTCGTGGTTTTTCAAAACACATTTTTTACCAAACTTTGCGCGTGGAATATCAGTTGGATACATACAGTCTTGATACAGTGTTAAGGCTAGAGGCTTTGTAAAAAGAGCTAATGGTCCCGTAGGAAATGGATTTATTAATCCATTGAGTAATCGTGGAGATTCAACGCTACCCTTAAAAGTAGAATTACTAACATAGTTTATTAAACCATACATTGTGTCAGAATTGGGATTTATAAACGATAAATCATACATTAGTTTTTCATAATGTATAAATGTATCATCTTCCGTTTTAGCGTAAAATAAAGATTGTGGCCATTTATTTAGTGCATATTTAAACCACCATTTAGTTTTCTGAGTACAACTACAGTGTATATTATTTGGGTAACTGTCCGAAGATATATTTACTGATATTTCATATTTTGTCATAGGATTTCTATTATCTCCTAATAAAAACCTAAAAACAAACATTTCATCATTTATTGGTAAATAATTTAGCACTAACTTATTTTTGGCCACAGAAGTAGAAACTATTCCTATTACAAGTTTCACACTCATTGTTTGAAAAAATATTTTAATGTAAAATCTGATTTTTTTTTATATTAGAAACTGTCAACAATGGATTTGAATAAAGTAATAGCATCGCGGATAATCCAAAAAAAGTATAAAGAGTTCAAAAAAAGAAAGATACATGAGTATGTCGAAGAAAAATTAACATGTTGTATTTGTACTGATGTATATGAATCGTTTACAAGATGTAAAAATGGACATGGAGTATGTGACTTTTGTTTTGAGTTTATGAATGATAACACATGTCCAATGTGTAGAAACAACCTTTGCGATACACCTGAAAGTTTGACTTTTAAAATTGCAACTGAACTAAACTTGAAAACACCTTGTTGTATGTGTCATAAAAAATTTCATATTGCTAATATTGAAAAACATAGAAACTGGTGTAATGAAAATATGTTCATATGTCCATCGAAAGACGTATGTAACAAACGTTTCAAAATGAGAGACTTGTATGATCATTTGAAACATCATGAAAGAAATATAATATTTTTAAAAGACAATGTAGATACGATTGCAACTTATTTGTTTTCAAATGAGAACAACATACTCATATGTCTTGAAAAAACAAGGCACATTATATCAGTGTTCTGGACAATGGTTCGGACGGATATGGGAATACCACTCATAGGACTTTTTGCAAGGTGTTACTATCCAGGTAAAAATTCCAAGTCAGTTCATTTGAAAATAGAAAGTCACAACATTTTAAGTGGATCTATAACAGAAACATTTCTACTTGAAAATTTAGATCCTGTGCTATTTTGTAAAGAAAATGCATCCACTTCTCCAATATGTACACTAACACCTTTACTTAGATTTACGGAAAATAAACAAGGATCTATCAAAAGTGTTGAAAATTATGAAATGGTGACACATTATTTTAACAATTTTAAAAGAAATGTGGAACTCATAAATGATGGTGCTGTAAATAACTTCAATAAACGTAGATTATTGAACATGTTATCTCCTTTGAAAAATGCCGTTTCATTTATAACAATTAAAACAATAATGAGTGAAACAAGTATAGAAAATGTAACTTGAAAGTTTGATTGAATGCCAAAAAATATAAACATTCTTACAAATGAGAGATTGTGTAATCGGGAAAAACATTTTTAAAAAATGTATAGTTTTTATAGACAATAACTATGAAAACTTGGAAGTGTTTGATGAAAATAATGAAAATAATTCTTTTATAAATGTTTGTAAAGTCGGTCAATCCTTGAGAATTGACGACAAAACATTCGGTAGATTTATAACACATAAGTCACCTTCTTTAATGTACTTGTTCAATCGCATGAATACTTATCTAAAAAATCATTTTGATTGGTTATCTGGTGTAAATGTTGATAAACTAGAGAAACTTTCTGTTTTACTGAGTAATAATAATAGAATTCCAATAGTCTATATATTTGATTGGGATAGAACAATTACAAAAGTAGAAGGTTTATTTGGAACAAATTATACGAAAGAATCGAATAATATAACTCTGGAGGAATATATGGACTTTGTAGGTTCAAAATTAGAAGTAAATGGGTTAGATTGTCCAAGTGCTTTAGATATGTTAATTTTAATGTGCGGAGGGCATGACAGATTTAAAAAGTTGAAAAAGTTTATATCTAACATACCAAACCCAGTACATAATTTTCATATTTGTACAAGGAACAATTGTACCGAAATAATTAGGGGTTTTACAAGACTATTTTTTGAAAACATAAACAAAGAAGAATTAGACTTTATAACATCAAAAAATGTAAATACAGTAAAATATAAAATGAACTACATTTCCGAAACAATCATAGAACCAAGTTATAGTTATTCCAAGGGAGAAAAGTTTTACTTGGGAGAGGATAACTTTTTAAATAAGTTTAATGAAGAGTTTATCAAACCAGAATACAAACTTTTATAAACAAGTAAACAAGTGTCAAAAAATAAGTATATGTTTGAAACATGAACGCATGGTATATTCTTATCCATTTTCACTTGACTTACATAGTATGTATTTATTTGAGTTTCAAGTTTTTCGGATCACCACGTGAATTCCACATGTCGTCCGAATTGAGTGAAAAGTTGAAAGCATCGAAATCCACCTTGAACAAACTTATCACTCTTTGTTCCGTTTCTTTGTCAAACCACTTTACGTGGTCGTGTTCATTTACCATTTTAGAAAACGATGCATTCTGTTTCAATGTTACATGACTCCTCGTACCCGGAACAAGGTTTGAAAACGAGGTGGAACAAGAAGCAGCACAGTGGTGGTTCTGGAATTCCATAAATACAGACTTTGCATACCCAAGATGTTCAAGAACCCGGTGGAAACCTGTGTTTAGTTGAGAAGTTGGAGAGAGATAAATGGGTTTGGGAAAGCGATTCAAAAAACTATATTGAACCCAAATACAATGCGGAGTTGTGTGGAAATGTCGCGCACAAAAGGTTTTTGAAACAAATTCTCTGAATTTCTCCACAGATTCTTCCTTTGAGTTATTCACGATTCCGCGATGAAATGCATTTGACAAAACTCGTCGGAATGGATTTGCCAAAAAAGAAAAAGTGAAAGTTGTATTTTTAGGAAAAACAGGCGCGTGAGAATGCAAGCATTGTTGATCCGCGTTTAATATTTTTCTGTTTTGATATAAAAAGTTATGGACTGTAGAAGTGCCTGTATGCTGAGGCATTGCGTAGACCCATAAATCATTGGTAGGAGAAACGCCATAACATGGACTAACCATCCCGACCATATTATTATTTTTATTTTTAAAATAATTTGTTTATGATGATTCAATGAGAGAATAACTAAAAAATTATAACCGGTACACAAATACTAAAAATTTCTGAATACTTATTACCGCTTCTTTTGTTGATTATTTTTAAATACGATATAACAATCCTCAGTCTTATAGCATCAAGTTTTATACTTTACTTTCGTTTATGTGATATACGTAAGAACGTTTGAAAAGAAACTGAAAAAGCCAATATTTATGTAATTACAACTATTATAAAACTTATTATATGAGTATTTAAGTTGTAGTTTATTTTAGTAAACCTTTTATAAACTTTTATTTACAAAGGTATATTCCATTTATTTAATTCACTTCCACATATAAAGTTTGAGTTTTTATACTTGTTTCGTAGCATATGTGCATCTTTTTTGTTATCAGATAAAAACATAACCATACCATAGTCGTCTTCCTTTCTCATAATTCTCCCAGAAGCTTGAATTGTGTCTTTACAAGTATTGTACCGGTATAATGAATTAAACATTTCTATAGTATTTTTTTTAGTTTCGTTGTAATAATTCCTAAAAATAGTAGTATAATAAGGCTCTTCAATTTGTCGAAACTTGTTAAAAGGTTTCATGATTACAACAAGACCGATTCTTCCTGGCAAGTTTAATCCTGTCCATAATTTTTCAGATCCATAAATTATAAAATTATTTGCAACACCATTTTCAAACATTTCAAACAAACCTTTGTCTCTGTTATAATCTACATGCTTGTGACTTTTCAACGATTTTTTCAAGTTATAAATTACACTCTTGTAATCTTCAACATTGTTACTTAAAACCAAAGTTGCAAGTGGATTTGAGTTTATTTGTTTGGTTAAATGTTTAACTCTTTCTTGATGATATTCGCGCTTGTATTCTGATGATGTATTGTACGCATATCGTTTCATAGGTGGCACATAAATTGTTAGACGCTGGCTATTAAAGACTTCACCTGTTGTATAACATTCAGTTGTTTCTGGTAGTCCTAGTTCGCAAAAAAAATCTTCAAAACAAAACTCTCCTTCTTTTTCTGGATGAGAAATCGTAGCACTCATAAACATAGCACCTTGTTTAAGTTTGTCCCAAATACATGTTTTTAAAATATTTGATTTTTCCATAAATGTCAATTCATATTGAAATCCAGATTTCGAAATTTTAGGAATAAACTTGGAGTAACTATCATAATCATTAAGCCATTTACATTTTTCAATAGCTTTTTTTGAAAGTTCAATATCACTAATTACTTTATGTACTTCAGTAAGAGTATTCCAAAAATGTTCTATAGTTTGTTCGCCTTTCATGTATATATTATGTACTTGAAGTTTGTACTCTTTTTCAATACTGTCAGAGTTTTGAAAGTTTACAAAGTAGTCTACTATTTCAGCTTGTAAACTATAAATTGCTTTATTTCTATTATTGGTAATATCATCTTTCGAGCTTTCACCCAACACAGTTTGTCTTTCTGTGCATGTTTGTTCTATTATAGAACTTTCTGTTTCTTTTGGAAGTTTCAAAAGTTGGCACAAATTTATAATCTTTAGTTTAAGTTCTGCTAGGTTGTATGATTTTTCAAACGTTTCCTCTTCCTCCTTGTAAATGTCTACTATCTTTTCAAATGAGTTTCTTATTTTCAACCTTAGTTCTTTTTTGAATTCAGCGTTTGTATTTATTCCATTTAAATTTTCTCTGATCATACTATAATATTGTATATAGTTTTTATTGTCGAAACAAAGTACTGCTCTATCATCTTCAGGAAAATTGAAGAAAAGTTTATGATCCAAGTGTCCCTTGCAGAATGAAAGGCTCATAGATGACCACTTTTGTAACGTTTCATCTATTTTTTTAGCATTAAATAGTCTTGGGCAGTTTGTTTCAAACAGTTCTTGTGATCGTTTACAGATGTTATGAGCTTCATCAAATATTATGACATCTGTAGGATTTATTATATACTCTAAACCTGCATGACTTGCATATGAAAAAATTGCATCCATGTTTGTGACTAGAATACTACACATTTTTGCACATACTCGTACTTTGCAAGAAGGGCATTGTAGATTTTTTGCTAAAAATGAATTAAAGTCTCCATCCTTTTCAGAGTTAAACTTGACCCTAAGCTCCTTCCTGCAATTACATTTGGTTTTTTCACAACCACCGGAAGAAGAAATTTCATTCCAAATATTTGTAGCACAATGATCCGGAACGTGATAACTTTTCAACTTGTCTAAAAAAATTTCACGAAATGGTATAGTATAGAAATCATCGAGTAGATTTAAGTATTTTATATTTCTTTCACTTAATTCCTTTAAATACACTATAACATTTCTTGTTAGTTTTTCACTCTTGTCACAAAGTACACATATACCTTTTGGATCATCATGCTTTTTATTCAACAGATTTTTTATACGCATTGGACAGTAATAATTGGATTTTCCAAATTGACAAGCAACTTTTCCTGACTTTTCATATGTCCATTTTAACGCATCCTGCGCCACTTGTTTTTGAAGGTTTTTTGAAGATGTCACATATACAATTCGAGAACTTTCATAATGTGTGCAAGAAAGTATACCTGCAAAACCACCAACTGCGGATTTTCCAGATCCTGTTGGTAAGTCTAATACAAATAGAGACTTATTTTTTATATTTTTGTGTACAAACTCTAAAACTTCTTCCTGGACCTTTCTCGGAGTCTTATTAATAGAACTCTTGAACAAAGATATATTTTCTTCTAGTGTATTGAAGTCTAATTTTGTTTCCTCCATTGAAACTATTTCAGTTTCATCAGGAACAACTTTTCCAAATTCATAATCTTCTATTTTAGCCTTCTTTACAACTGGGTAAAGAGCATCATCGTTGGACACGCTCATACTTTGTGTTACACCGTATCTATCAAGTGACGATAGGTCCGTATGGGACGCTTTGATAGATCACCATTGAAATATGTATCACGATGCACACATCAATGTATAATATATTTAACTTACATTTTTTAACATTCTAGAAATCATAACATTCATAATTAAGTATGTGGTACCACCGTAATTGTTCCACATGCAGTTTTCAGATCTTCCTTGTTCTCGATTTTACCGTTTAATGTTAAGTGATTTAGATTAGAAAGATGTCTGAGACTGGACGTTTCACCACTTACTACATTGCCCGTGACGTCAAGATGGTGTAAGTTATGAGCAGCCGCCAAGTCATCAAGTGTTCCAGTAACTGCTACACTTGCAACTGCTAAAGATCTCAACTCACCAAGTTTAATGTTTTTGAATGTACCGGTAACAAGAGAAGGCCCTTTAATTTGCAAGACATTTAAATTGTAGCAATTTAGGCTTGTAAGAGAACCGGTCCATCCATTAGAAGTCGTACCAAGAAGTTGAATCGTTTTGAGTGATGCACAAGACTTATGTCCAAAGGATTGGTCCAAATCAAGTGTTAGTGAACTTGTGCTTGAGATACTTAGAGTTTCTAAATTAGTGAATCGAGATATGTCAACATTTCCGGAAATGGCACCGGATAAGCGAATAGAACGTACAGTTGGTTTCAAAGAGGCAAGGTTACCTCCATTACCAGCTGTGATATCATCTACACGAAGGTAAGTGACAGATTTTCCAGACAGTACATTTGTAATGGTAGATAAATCTGACAAGGGACCAAGTTTTATTTGCCGATTAGGATATGTGTTTCCATTGGAAATAAATGTATACGATTGTTTAAAGTGTGCACTAAAGGATCCCAGTGTTGAAAGCTCTGAAACTTTAGTGGGTGATATATCAACATCCAAATCGACTAATTTGGGACAACCCTGAATGAGAGTTGCGAGATTTAGTGTTGATATACTCCTAGCTCGGAATTTGTATAGTTGCAAGAGTTTCATAGTACTTATGTCACCAGACACTGTTATTGTATCGCCGAGATCAATGTAACGCATCGCACCTTTTAGCAACGGAGTACCGACCGGTAAGGAACTAGTATCAGAGTCTGTAGTGCGCCCATCCAAGCCATCCAATGCGTTTATGAAGTTTACCGACACACTACCTTTTCCGGAGAGTTTCAAATACGCGATGGCGGATTTCCCTTGGTTGGACAATGCCAAGTTTTCTGTCATAGGTATCTCGAGTGTGCGAAGCATGACACCATCGAGAATGAGTTTCGTCAATTTTTCTGTGTTGACAAGAGTCAACTTTCTCAACTTGGGTACTTCTGAACCTTTTAATGTAAACGATGTAGCACCTTTCATGTCGAGAACCATTGTCCTAGCATTTTCTAAAGTTATTAGAGGAGTGTTATATTTGGCACAAGTTAGTTTGCATGCATCAGCAAATCTAAGTACTTTATCTTTGGGGAATGTGCTTGTATCGTAGGCACTTTCGACTAAGTTTTGATTAGTATAGTCGACAAGTTGATCTTCGCGATCACTACTACATGCGTTGGCTTTAGCTTCTTCAGTAAAAGGTTTGAAACCGCCGTTGTCTCGATTTCTAAGTTGTTCATACAAAAATCCGTAACAAGTCATTGATCTATCTCCCTTTTCTTCCATATCGTATGTTCCGTATTTACAGGGAGTTTTACCATCACTATTCTTGGAACAGAAATCATACAGTGGAGTCGGTACACTAGGAGTAAACGGTACGCTTGAATCAACTGCACATGCTGAAGAAAAGTCTCTACAAGAAACACCAACGTTTGCAATTACACCTTCGTACATAGTAGTCACTACATGGCTCGGTTTAATTGGGTTTTCTGGGGTAGGTGGGTTGGAAGACGAACGTGGGACAGTTTGTCCATTTACTGACATTTGGAAAATATCAAATCCTTCCAGAAAATCCCAATGCCAGACGGTACCGTCTTTCTTGTGGAATACCGCCCCTCTCATTACTTTTCTGCAGTCAGAATTTCCACCGTCACAAATGTTCTTCGATTCGTGTACAACTGAGTATTCATTTGCGTTCAAGTAGACTCTATCTCCTTCTCCATTTATTCTCACTTTGACAGGCAATGCGTAATTAGGTCCGATAATTCGGTGGTGTAAACTTAAGACTTTATCGTCCTCATACATCATCAACTTGGCAGCGGTTGGAACACCATTCGATGGTACAATAGATGTTACGGTTCCGTGGCGTTTCTTAGCATTTTGTTTTAAATCTCCGTTATAATAATCATTACTCATTATGACATCATGTATGTCTTCTGCAAAGTCGTTGCGATCAGCAAACGTTTCCGAGTCCACAACTCCGTTGTCCACTATTACATCTACAAAGTCGTCAGGATACATTTTTTTCAGCTCCATTAATCGTTCGTTTGAATAACCAGAGCCCATTCCAGTCATATACACATACCCATCATCGTCGAGCAACATGTAATTGTTTGTATTGTAACTAAAGTAGGCACGATCTTTGACACTCTGTAAAGTCCCTGTAACTTTAATATAAGACTTGGTACCCGACGGTGTTTTTTTTACCATAGGGCGAAGGTAGTCGCCCGGAGGAACATATCCTACAAAGGTCTCACCTATTACTTTATCACCTCCTCCTCCGGACACCATTGGGTTTCTAGACTTTTCAAACCTATGTGAATAGTATTGAGCTAAACCTCCGTTGAATGAAAAATCTCTAGGGTAAACGTAACCATCCACATCCACAATAGTATTTCCCCATGCTCCGTCGATGAACGTGAATGCATCGTTGAATACAGAAACTCTCGAGTGATTAGAATCTACTCGTACTAGAGGGTCGTGCATTTTACCATCTTCAGTCGGTTTGAAACGATATATGTTGCGGAATCGAGGAACAACTGCAGAAGAACCATATTCTTTTCCATTGTGGAACCATTTGTGTGGATAATCATAAAAGGGACCATACCATTCCAATCCGAATCCACCATCTACTTTTTTACCATCCGCATATGCACTATTTACGTGAACTCCATAATTTCCGTCACCGTCTCCCGAATGAGGAGACATTAACACTTCTTTTTCTTCTGTTATGACATCTGTAAAGTATTCTCTTGAAAACTCTTTTACGTTTTCGAGGAGACCGATTCGTCCGCCTACATAATCTCTGTACACTTTGTTCATTTGCAACGTTCTTTCAGCTTCTAACTTATAGTACTCGGCAGATTGGTTTATATACCAGTCTTTGTTTCCTAAAATTCCAGTTTTTCCTGCGCCGTTGAATCGAAAACGTTTACAATCTGTATCGTATATGGATGCCGTCATTCCGTAATGAAAGAAATTTCGTGAAGGTGCTTTGGCCATTGAATATACCTGATTATCCGGATTCGTGCTAAACAACGCACCATTTGGCCATGTACGGAATGTTCCATCCTTGACGATAGACGATGATGCAGTAACATCACCCCTTGCAACTTTCCATGGATCGCTTAACATTACACCCACATCAGAGTTTTTTATATTTTCCAAGGCTTCTGGTGTTGAAGAGTCGCCTGAAGTAGATATACTATCTGGAAAATTATACCATTTTCCGTTTATTCGACTTTTCACTACAATGTTACCGTCAACTAATCTCAATTGCTGAGTTTTTTCTATATGAAAAAACTCATTGTTTAAAGGAAGAGTTCCGCATGATGGAAGGTCAGGAAGTCGAGCGTATGTTGGAGTATGTGTCAATTCGCCTTCATTCATATTCCATGTTTGCCACTGTAGATGTCCATTGTAAGAAAAAATCTCTGGTCTAAGCAAGCCATAACTTGTGTAACCAGCTTTCGTCCATCCTGTCATCGATTCACCTGGTTCTGTCACATCACAAACATCTTCAACGTCTGGTCGAGTAGTTTCTTCTATTACACTACAACATGAATTCATTCCATTGTTTGCTTCGTCTTGATAAATTGATTTTATTTTTCCACATGAAATAAGTCCTTGTGAAAAAATGCTAGTGATCATCCTTTTTTTAGTTATACAACATTTTTTATATTGGTCAAACCAAACTAATATAACTCACTCATTACTTGTCTGTTTTTCTTTTTTGAAAATTCCATATGAGTTATCATACTATTTGCGTGTCCTTTGTTTTCTTTATCTGTTGTTATCGATTCATTCATTATATCTAAGTTTGAATCAAAATAATTCATGTATTCCTTTATAAACTCATCCCGTTCAATTTCTTGCATTTTTTCTGGTTGATTAATGTATTTTACAAAGTATAGTAAGTAGGATTCTAATTTTGTACGATTTAGACCTTTTATTAGTTTCATAGTTGTACTTTCCAATTTGTTGTGTTCTTTATTACTAAATTGGCCAAAAATTCTCAAATACATTAAGAGATTTGCAACGAAAGTATTTTCTTTGTCAATTTCATGAGTGAAAATTATAGGATTTTCCCAATCAATAAACAAAAGTGTTGTCTCTTCTTTCCCATTTTGAGTTATTTTTCTCGACATTATATTTTCCAGTCTTACATCATTGTGAAAAAGACCATTTGATGCACTTTGTAAAATCAAATTGACTGCTTCTAATGGGTTAATTTTTGTCTTGTGTAAACGTTCTATACATACACAAGATACATACACATCCGGTTTCATTTGCGCAGATTCAAAAGAAATTCTAGTCTTCATTGGCCATAACACTTCACCATTTGTTTTTACTAAAAAGTTACCCAAAACAGTAGGTCCCACTCCTTTTTCAGATGCCAACTCCCAATGTTCTATGCGTTTTTTATGATCATATTCACTTGGTACTAACATAATTTTTAAAACAAAGTTGGTGTATATAAAAGACATTCCTTCCTGACCACACGCTACATTTGCTTTTTCATGTCCCATGCTCATAAGCCACATTATTTCAGTCTCTGTCAAAAACCATTTTATAATTTCACGGATACGTTTTTGAATATACTCACACCGAAGAACCTTATCACAAGATTTGCAAGTTTCTTCAAATTCTGCATCACTTTGTAAATACACCTCGTCGTGTTTGGTATCTAGTATTGTTGACTTTTCTTCTAGTTTATGTGTGGACTTAGATGTTTGCTTTTTAGAATATTTTTTTTCCCGACTATCGCGATGTTTGTTTTTTAGAGTTTCTCGTTCATTGAAGAATGATTCATCTATATCGTCAACTGATTTATATTTAAGCTTTTCTAACATAGTATCTACATTATTTTGGGGTAAACATGTATAATTTTGTTCATAATCTTTTGAATATATATTATTGTTCAACAAGTACAAATGTTTTTGAGAAGTCCACATTTAATGTTTGTAGATATAAAAAAAAAAACATACTAGAGACTCTAAGCCTCTGTGACTCTAATAAATGAATTTACGACATATCATTATAATAGTTTGACCAAATATATTAATGTAACAGAATGTAAACTCAATTTACAATTAGTAAAGTACAACATTTTCAAAACAAAACTTTTTAGCATCGAGATGCCGTCTCACATAGAGACACATACTTTATGTAAAGATTTATTCATAAACAGTTTTAGTACTTGTTGATGAACAATCTACCATCATTATAATATCATGTATAAAAAAGACATAAAATATGTATACTGCACAACATGAAGTTTTAGAATTACGAAAAATGTCTAAAAAATGTTACGATGAGTATATAAAGTGTACAAAAAATATGTCACCTCAAGTATGTTCAACATACTTTATTGTGTGCATACGCACTCTATAAATATCGATATACATACAGTTATTATGTCCTATAAAAATTTAAACAGTATTTTTATTATTATTTTAAAATATACTTTTAAAGACTAATTTTTCTGACGTTTTGAAGTATCGTTATCACTATTACAAGAATCATTTGCTCTCTGTTCAAATTTTCTTTTGATAATATCAAGCCCACCTACTTTTCTTACACTTTCCCGTAAATTTAAAGCAAGAGTTGCACTAGTAACTGTATTTATATTATAATCTGGTTTATTTTTTTGTTTTCGTAAGATGTGCTCTTCAACTTGTTGAACAACTTTGTCTAAATCTGTATCAGTTTCGAAGTTTTCAACACATGGAGTTTCATCTGCTGAATCGGAAAACTTACATTCTTCGTCCATATTTGTTATACTTTGTTTTTTTATAATTGTCCATGCATTATCTAAACCAAGTTGATTGTTCAACAATGGGATATTTCCCACTTTTTGGAACACCTGACTCTTGGTCATATTTTTATTCGTATCAAATTTGTTTTTTGCATTTTCGTAACACACATTCAAAGGAATTGAAAAATTTGTATTGAGCCATGAAATTTTTTTATCTATATCCTCTAAACTTTTGAACTGTTCAAAAAACCTTCTTTTTTTGACTTCGAGCATACTCTGCAACTTACTTACAGTTTTAGTAAGCTCTGAAAGGTCTTCAAAGTTTTCTCTTGTATCTTTAACATAACGCTTGAAAAAGTGTTGAACTTTGTTTATATCTTCATCTTTTGCACCTTGGTTAGCTAATATAGTTGTTATATGTTTACATTGTTTTATAAGGTTTATATGATGATAAACACACATAACAACTTGTTCTTGTGTCAACATGTTTGTACTCGAACAAGGAGAATATATACCAATAACACCAATAGGTATACCTGTATCATCGTAAACGAATTCAATACTCGACGATTCTTTTCCTATAATGTCATCAATACTAAGTAGTAGTGTTGCATTGAACCTTCCACTATGTATACCTTCTTCTGATTTTTGTTTGAAAGAATCAATGTCAGTACTCTTTACTATTCGTTTTTTATTTTTAATCTCTATTCCTATACTCCAACCATTAGTATTTGGAAAATTCCCATCTTCTGTAATAATTCTATCTAAATATCCATCATCTTTAAAAGGAGATTTAGAAGTATCGAAAACGTGAAACCTTTCATTCTTCAATGTTTCTTCTACGACATATTCACCAGACTCTCCCTTTCCCATTGGTGTGTTCAGTTTTGCATTTTCGTCCTTCAACTTGAGAATGTGTTCATTTTTAGAGGACTCCAATTTTAACATTTCATTTTGCAATGATTGAATTTTATTTTGACATTCAGTAATAACACAATTTTTAGCTTCAATAACAGAGTTTTTATGTTTCAACTCGGTCAGTTTTTCGATGTTGTTTTTTTGACATTCGTCATATCCTTTTTGATATCCGACTCTTTCACTATGTTTACAATCGAGCTCTTCCTTGGTAGAGTTTTCAATAGTACTTTTTTTTAAAAAGTCAAGTTTAATTTGTTTAGATTCTGAAACAATTAGTAAATCTTTATTTTTAGAATTCAAGTCTAAAACTACCTTTTTAAGTTCTTCGATTTCCTTTTCATAATTTAATTTTTCACTATCTTTTACTTCATGTAAAAGATGTTTTAGTGTTTTTTGAACACCCAACATTTCAGACTCCAATAATTTTTCATTTAAACTTTTTTGTTCATTCTTTAAAAAATGATGAATAGAGGACGACACATTTAATAGTATACCTGTTTCCTTTGGTGTAATTGTTTGGAAAAGAACAGGAACTTGAAAACTATTTTCTACGGTAAATGTGACTACTTTAGTTTCCATTTTAGCTTCCAATTTAGCTATACATAACATAAAATTAATTCTGATTTAAAAAATATAAAAGCGTTTAACACTGCATAATAAAAATAGATATAATATAAGAAATGAACACATATTTTTTGTTTGTATGGTTTGTTTTTTGTGGTTTAACAACTATCATTTTTACACCGTCCAAGTTTGAAAGTATTTACTGTGTACTACCAGTTAATAACTGGACATTTGTAAGATTAATTGTTACAACGGTGTCGATCATAACCGTACCCGATTTATGTTTTTCACAGTACTGGATGTTTGTATTTTCATGGGAGTTGTTGATATGTTTAATACAACTCACTATACCAGAACTTAACTATTTGAGCGAAACGTGGAATCAAACTCTCTCTGATATTGTATTTTCATTCCCAGCATCTTTATTATTTATAAAAAAGAATGAAGATAAATATAGTTTAGGAATTTAATAATTATTCGTAACGAAATTTACGATGTACCAATCAATGACATTTTCATAAATAGAAACATTTTCCATCACAATATTATGAAGTAAATCTAATAATTTATCATAAACTCGAGGAGTACTTAGTATATTTTCTTCATAACTAGTCAAAATATTTCCCCGAGTATCGTAAAATATAAAACCTTTGTAGTAATTTTCACCTACACTTTTTGTAAACAGTTTCATATGAATGGGACCAAACACGACACTAGATTCCATATTTGGACTGTCGTAATAAAAATTAAAGTACTCTTCTTCAAAATACCGAATAAATGTACGAACTATAAATAAACTTTTCAAAGATGTTCTGTTTATAACAGAAGGTGCATCATCTTCCAATGAAGGCTTCAAAGTTTTTGAAAGTTCTCTTCCATCTTGCTCAGACACTCGTTTATTGGTCATTTGTTTTAAAATATTTTTTTAATGTACATAACTTTTAATTATATATAAAACTACAATCAAATTTTTTTTTTTTCATTTGTATAGAAAATGGAAATAAGCGGTGAACTGTTTGAAAAACTAGATATTGGAAAAGCTTTGTCTGTTCTTGATTCTGATATGTTCGAACCAAATACATTTTATTATGATTCCACTGGTTTGTATGTAAAAACTTCAAAGTCTGAAGAAGTACATAAAAAACTACAAAACTATCACAATAAAACATTAAAGCATAAAAAAGTACACAAGAAAAAATTTTCTAGTACGAGAGATAATACGTATGTTGATCACGATTTTGTAATTGTGTCTAAAAAAGACATTGAATAAACTTATAGATGTGTTTAAAATTAGTAATTTACAAACTGTAATTATTTTAGTAAGTAAGACCTTTAAATACTCACAAAGTTTACCAGTGAAACAGAAAATGTTGGTGTTTAGTTATTGAGAACGTGAGAAAAAAATATTATTTTACGACACACCACGACGCAACCATTCATAATATAAAAACAAAACTGTTTAAAGGTTTCTTAGTTTGTAACGCATTATTAGAAAAAAAATACAAATGAGTGTACCGACATTACCAACCGAAATGTGGAATATGATAGCTTCAAATGGACCCATCCTTAAAACTGTATCACAAACTATAAAAGACATAGACGTAAAACACATTTCAGCGTTAAAAATACAAACTCAATGGAAGAAACAATATGCAGGTCGTATTTGTGATATGAGAAAAGGAGATGAAGTACTTATTAAGAATAGATTTACAAAACAACTATTTAAAGGTATTGTACATTACAATACCCATCAAATATGTTGTTCTATAATCACGTACAAAAGAGTATATATTTTTTTTAGTTTAAAAAATACTGAAGCTGTAAGCATGTTTTACATTAAAAAAATAAAAAAGTTGTGAATAAAATGAATGTCATTTTTTTTTATACTAAGTATTAAATGTTATGTATTATTATAGGTTGTGTAGTTTCGAAAATTTTGAATACAAATGTTACTAGCGTTTTTGATGATTTTAAGAATAAAAACAGTATAGTTTTCAAAAAAAATGGCCTTTATAAACCATGTATAAAAGATTCAACCTTACGATACAGCACTGTTAGAAATTCGTTCATTAATATTATTGATGAAACTACTACAATTTGTAATAGATTCGATATGATAACAATCGTGAAACAAGACAAACATAATAATACAATATTATCATTTGATAACCGCGTGTACAATACTGAACAAGTTTTTTTAGAATTCATGTCTCAAATTAAAACAACGACACATCGTGTTGAAGACTGTGAAGCAATTAAAAAAAGAAGTAACACTAAGTTTAGTTGTTTTGATACCAAAAATGTAGAGACTGGAGTAAACGACGGTGTTGTAGATGTATATGATTATTACAGATTCAAACATGCCCATAATTATTTGTTGCACAGTTATGATACTAAAAGTTCAATTCATGTAGACGATGTACAATACGACGATATAAACTGTAAAAAAAATGAACTTGATATAAGTTGTCAAAACTACAAGACACAATGTCATTATACATGTGAACGTACCAAACAATGTATGTATTCTTTAAACTCAAAAATATACAATTCGAATTTCAAAGAACTTGTTCTTCCACCCAAATGGGTATTGTTAGAACTCAAGTTTTCAAGTAGAAGCCACAGTTTAGAATCTTTAGAATTAGTAGAGTGTCCACATGGGGAAATAACGGAAGACTGGCCTAAACTATGTATTCGAGAACTTGAATTAAGAGACACTACTTGTATACATTCCAAAATAGTTAAAATATCAAAAAATATGTTTTTATCGTTAGGAAGTTTAGACATTGTTACAAACACAACAAGTGTATGTTATTTCAATAATAATATTCAATACTATGTGAAAAATGAAAATGAGTTTTATATAGATTATGAAACTCGACGAGAAAATGGAATTTTCGCATCAAGAATAGTACATAGAGATTTAGGCCCTTTGTATTTGGAAGGATATGAAACTTATAATGTAAGAAAACTATCAGAAGAGAGTATTTATAACGTTGCACCATCTTTACCTCCTTCTCCACCTCCACCGTCTCCACCTCCACCATATCCACCACCTTCTCCACCTCCACCATCTCCACCTCCACCATCTCCACCTCCACCATATCCACCGCCTTCTCCGCCTCCACCGTCTCCACCACCACCATATCCACTCCCTTCTCCACCTCCACCATCTCCACCTCCACCTTCTCCACCTCCACCTTCTCCACCTCCACCTTCTCCACCTCCACCTTCTCCACCACCACCATATCCACCTCCTTTTCCACCTCCACCATCTCCACCTCCACCTTCTCCACCTCCACCTTCTCCACCTCCACCATATCCTCCCCCTTCTCCGCCTCCACCGTCTCCACCACCACCATATCCACCTCCTTCTCCACCTCCACCGTCTCCACCTCCACCGTCTCCGCCACCACCGTACACACCTCCTCCCTTTTTGTTTTATTCGTATACGAGCGATATACGGAAATGTGATGGCTCATTTGCGACTCTAGTCGAATTTCATTCATATCCGTTTTTTTCACCTTACTGGCTACCGGATAACATTATATCTACTAGTGATGAAGCAAGGCTAAGTTATCGTGGCACAATAACTGAAAGTGAACATCTTGAACACATGGAAGAAGTTTGTCGATACTACAATGAACTTCATAATAATGTTGCACTTTCGATATTTCCTCTTTTTAATGACGGAAAAATAGAAGGTTATAGATTAAGTGTTCATCCATCGCCTAACCAATTGTGCATTACATCAATTCGATCTTATACTTGGTTACAACTTCCTAATGGTATAAGTGGTACATTTTCTAAATTCCCGTTTGTTTGCTCTTATAGTTCTATATCGAATTTGTCACCTCCTCCTTTCCCACCTCCATTCCCACCTCCTTCTCCGCCCCCACCGTCTCCACCTCCTCCATTTCCACCTCCTTTTCCACCTCCACCATCCCCACCACCTCCGTCTCCACCTCCTCCTTATCCACCTCCTTCTCTGCCTCCACCTTACCCACCTCCTTCGCCACCTCCACCATCACAACCTCCTCCGTTTTTACCTCCTCCGTCTCTTCCTCCTCCATCTCCACCTCCTCCATCTCCACCTCCTTCTCCACCTCTACCGTCTCACCCTTTTCCGGCTCCACCTCCACCATCACCACCTCCACCGTCTCCACCTCCTCCGTCTCCACCTCCTCCGTCTCCACCTCCTCCGACTCCACCTCCTTCTCCACCTCCACCGTCTCTCCCTCTTCCGTCTCCACCTCCACCGTCACCACCTCCACCGTCACCACCTCCTCCTTATCCACCTCCTTCACCACCTCCACCATCACCACCTTCTCCTTCTCCACCACCACCTTCACCACCTCCTCCGTCTCCACCTCCTCCTTATCCACCTCCTTCTCCACCTCCACCGTCACAACCTCCTCCTTCTCCACCACCACCGTCTCCACCTCCTCCATCTCCACCTCCTCCTTATCCACCTCCTTCACCTCCTCCACCATCACCACCTCCTCCTTCTCCACCACCACCGTCACCACCTCCTCCGTCACCACCTCCTCCTTATCCACCTCCTTATCCACCTCCACCTTCACCACCTCCTCCTTCTCCACCACCACCGTCTCCACCTCCTCCGTCTCCACCTCCTCCTTATCCACCTCCTTCACCTCCTCCACCGTCACCTCCTCCTCCGTCTCCACCTCCTCCTTATCCTCCTCCTTCTCCACCTCCACCGTCACCACCTCTTCCGTCTTTACCACCACCGTCACCACCCCCTCCGTCGCTACCTCCTCCCTATCCACCTCCTTCTCCACCTCCACCATCATTGCCTTTCCCGTCTCCACCACCACCGTCACCACCTCCTCCGTCTCCACCTCCTCCTTATCCGCCTCCCTCTCCACCCCCACCATCACCACCACCTCCATCACCACCTCCTCCTTATCCACCTCCTTCTCCACCTCCACCATCACCACCACCTCCATCACCACCTCCTCCTTATCCACCTCCTTCTCCACCTCCACCAGTCTCACCTTATCCATTACCACCACCCCCTAATTTGAAACCTTTTACTCCACCGCTACGTCCTCCATTATCACCACCTGCAATTCCACCCTCCCCCCCCCCCCCCTCCCCCCCCCCCCCCCCCCCCCCCCTCCCCCCCCCCCCCCCCCCCCCCCCCCCCCCCCCCCCCCCC